GTAGCTTCGTCAGTAGACATTGCGCCTGCAGGAATGAATTGATGAACCACAATAGCGGCTTGCTTACCTGTCAGTTCTTTACCTATCTCACTATCAGGGTCTACTGTATAACTAATTCCATTAGGATTTGCTTTGAAATGATATAGACCATCTCTCTGTGGCTTTAATGGCTGGCTGAATAACAAATCACCCCAATAATAACCTTTACCATTATCAGACTTTGCTAGTCCAGGCCATATTTCAGCAATCAATTGATGCAGTTGTGTTCTTTCAACTCCACGATCCATATCATATTTGACAAACATTTCAGGGCTATATACCATTCGACCAGAACCGTCTTTCTTATTGAACATGTGTTTGTCCATAATACTAAACTTGCCGTCAACACCGCGGCCAAATATTAATGCAGGATATCCGTCCCATTTGATAGTAATTGTCTTTGGTGCTTTGACTGTATTGACAATAGCATCAACTGCATTGGATGCACCTTGACTACCGCCCAAAAATACTAAATCTTCAGGGTGGTCTAAGTGACCTTTTGCTTCAGTCACTATAGATAATTGGTCAATCTTTTCAGCAAGTAAAGATAATGACTCAGATAAGTTCATTATTTTTGACCCCAAACCTTGTAAGATTTACTTTCTGTTACTGGGGGTGTTACCGGTGCTGCCTTCTTCTTAGTTGTTTTAGGCTTTGATGCTCTAGTTTGTTTTACTTTAGTACCACGACCTGCTTTGTGCGTTACACCTGTTGCGCTAGGTGTAGTTGTACCGCCTGTACTAGATGTATCTTGACCTGGCAACTGTCTTGTCATTTGATTGAATGCGTTTGCACCTGCATTAGATGTTGGCTCTGTCACTGGCTCTGCCGCTGGAGCAGCCGTTGTAGTTGCAGGAGCAGGTTCTGTGCCTAACTGTTTTTGCAATGCGGCTAGAATACGTTGTTTGCCCTTCTTGTCTAATTTACTTAACAAGTCTTTGACTTGCATATATGTTGACTTAACAACTTCAGGTGAACTTACTGGTGCAGTAGTTGTTGGTGCAGCCTGTGATGTATTAGCAGTTGTAGAATCCGGTGTAGTGCTTGCGGCTGTACTTCTACCTCGCAATGCATCTAAACCTGACAATTCACCATTTGCAGCCGGCGTTGTTGGAGTTGCTCCTGCTTGAGTATCAGCCGCACTAAACTTACCGTGCTTATAACCTTCACTATCTCTATATGATAACGCATATGCCATGTTTCCTAGTTTAGCAAGTTCTTGTCTTGCGCCACGTTTCATGGGATTCATACTACTATAGTTCTGTTCTGCCTGGTCAGCAATAGTCTTAACTTGATTGATGATTGCATTATCTACTGTGATACCTTTAGTATATTGTTTGAACATCTTTTGTAGATACGAGCTAATAGTGTCTGGATATTGATTATCTGCTTCTAATATACTTTCAAACACATAATTCATTTTAGAATATTTTGATTCTCTAGCAATGTGTTTGAATATAGGCGCTCCTGATTTGTCAACTCCTGTCATTCTTTCACCGCTACCACCGACATAATTTTTGAATCCTGATTGTGCAGATGTTGGACTTGCTTTGCCCTTTAATCTACCCTTAAGAGCCGCTGCCTGTTGCGGTGTTATCTTTGATGGTGTAGTTGAAGTAGGTGCTGTTGGTGCTGTTGGTGTTGTCGTAGGTGCTGTTGGTGTTGTCGTAGGTGCTGTTGGTGTTGTCGTAGGTGTTGTTGCAGGTGTTGTTGCAGGTGTTGTCGTAGGTGTTGTTGCAGGTGTATCACCCATTGTAGGTTCTACTCTCTTGTCCCCGGCTCCTGAACCTTTAGAATATGGATCTACCGGGGTACTAGTACTAGCATCAGTACTAGCAGATGCTGGTTTAGGATTTACTAATCCACCTTGAATTGCTCTTGCTAAATCTTCGCTTGCACGACCAATGAAATCTTTAACAAACATTTCACTGGCCATTTTATCTTTGACGCTAATCTTACCTGAACCTTTGCTGAATGGGTTAAGTTTGTCTGCCCATACCTTAGCGCCAGATGCGCCATATTGACCAATAAGGTCACTCATATCAAGTTCATTGATTTTAGATTCTACTAATTTGAATTCATTCAGTTTCACGGCTATTTTTCCTTAAAGATTTGGCAAACCTAGCTTGGTCTTTGCTTTTTATTGACCCGAGTAGTTTACGCTCTAGTATTTGAGCCTGCTCCTCAGGGTAATGTCTGTGAATTAGTTCAATCAGATTGATAGCACTGGTAATGATATTGTGGGCTCTACTCTCAATAACGTGAGAAGTATCCCTATTAGTACCGAGGGCCTCTAATTCCTGCAAAAGGCTGCGAGTTTGTTTCTGCATATAATTATCCTACTTGTATTTATCTTGTGCCAGAATAATTATTTCTTTAAGGAATTTAGTAAATTCTTGAGTTTTGTGCTTTGTACATCAGCTACAACATGCTTATTTGACGCTTCCAGTATCTCTCCGGTGTCAGAATCAACGATAGGGGTAGAAGATTGTAGGGTAGATTGTGGTTTTAGTTTGTTCATAATGTCATTGGGACTTGGGCTAGATTTGTACTTTGCTTGTTGTTCTGCATATCCGTCAGGATCTTCGTCTGTGATACGCATTGTTTCAATATTATAGTCTAGGTCAATTTTCTGACCTACCCCAGTAGAACTGCGTGATTTCATACATTGAATTTGATACTTTCCACGCTCACGCATACTACGACTCGTAAGGATACCAAAAACGTTATCTGCGGTGTTAATCTTACTGATACCACCTGCAATATGACTATGGTCAAACTCTGGTTCTTCTACCGCACTACGATTCAATTGACTTGCTGTAACTAATAGAATACCTAATTCTTTTGCTAAGTTGCGTAATTCTTCCGACACATATTTGTCTTTAATAAACTGGTCATTAGGGTTAACTTTAACACTTACCGGCATAACCAAATCTAAGTAGTCAACCATAACAAAGTCAACTTTGATGCCTGTTTGAATCTGTACTTCTTTTAAGTAACTGCGAATGTCATTGACATTACTTTGTGCTGGCATACCCTTAACACGATACTTACCTGATTGTTTACCAACCATCTTAACTTTAAGTTCAGTTGTTTCAATGTCTTTGCGAATATCCTTTGTGCTCATACTAGTTAACATAGCATCTGTTCTCAATGAAGTCAATTCTTCAGAAAGTTCCAATGATATGTACACACCTGACATACCCTGCTGTACCCAGTTTAATGCCATGTTCATCATGACCAATGATTTACCTGAACCTGAACCACCTGCAAAAATGTTTAGTTCACCGCGACTGAAACCACCATACAACAGTTTGTCCATCTGAGGCCAACCTGTGCTTACTTGACCACCTGAATTAAAGTATTTGTTGATTCGCCCTTTAGGATCAGCAAAGTAATCTGTACCCATATCTTTTTGTAGACTGATTTGTACAGCATCTTTGATTAATTTTTCAACAGGACCATAATCACCTTTCTCAAGCATATCTGCGGCTTTAAGAATTGCACGTTCTAGTTCTTGTCTTTTCGTAAACTTTTCAAATTCTTCTAAAAACTTTTCAGTATGTCCAACTGTAATATTTTCGATTGGATCTAGTTTAATACCAGTACTTGCTTCAATAAATTCTGGTTCGGGGATTGTACTAAATTTTTCTGCGCTGTCTTTAAATAAATCTACTACTGGTCTTAGTGACTTATCAAAGTTCTGTGAGTTAATAATGTTTGCGACACGTGTGTATAGTTGGCCGTCTGCCAACATCATTTTTAAAAACCACTTCTGCAATTCTACTGTATATTCTATTTTAAATTCCGATTTGTTTACCAATTTGTTTCTTCCTCAATTCTATTTTTATTTTACTATTTGTAGCACTCTGTAGTATACTTAATAGGGTTGGTAGTTTGCCATACTTCACTACAGCATCATTTACATCTTTAACTTCATTACCCCAATCAGGTAAACTAACTTGATATCCTAGTTCCAATGATCTGTCGCACATCTTTAGTCCAGTCTTATCTTGATCTGGTACTACGATAATGGATTTGTTGAGAGTGCTTAATAGTTGCACCTGATCGTTGCTAATGTCATCGTGCATAACTGCTACGCCATCGATAGCAAGCGCATCGAATATACCTTCTGTTACAATACACACAGTCCATTCTGGTTTCTGCATATCTATGTTGAACACATACCCTTGTTGTTGTTCATTTAAGTATTTAGGAATTCTACTATCTAAGAATCTACTTGTATGTCCTACAATTTTATTCTTGTAGGTATAAGGTATGATAACTCTATTACCCATACGACCAGGTTCATCTGGTGTAATCATAAAGGGATATTCGTCTATACTTATGCCCCTATTCGTTACATAATCAACAAATACTTTGTGCTGTGGGTCATTTTTATCTAAGAGAATACCCTCTGGCAGTTTGTGTTCGTTAAACTTTATTTTTATTTTCTTTTTAGGCTGTGTGAAGTCTAACAAGTCTTTGTGTTGTAAACTTTCTAAACTCCAACGTTGAATTTCAATATCATCGATACCACACCATGTTAATAGTTGGCGAGTTTTATTTGAGATACTACGACCTAATGTGAAGTTACATTTGAAGCCGCAGTTGAAACAATGATAGGCCCAGTTCGTACCGTCAAATCGTATACCACCCCTACCTCTACGATCGGTTTTATGTCCGAAATGGCTACAGCAAATAGCGTTGAAACTAGTCCAACCACTACTTGTGTTTTTCTTCTTGCCCGGAATTATAGATAGGATATCGAACATTCAGTAAGTATAACACGTTATACTACTTAATGCAAGAGTTATCTAGCCAATATATTTGTAACTACGCCCACATTACTTACAAATTGCATTCTAATATATGGGTGATAACCTTTAACAACGTATCCTTTTGTATCAGTTACATTTGCCAAGCCAACATCAGTATCAATTACATACCAATCATTATCTACAATAGTAGAACCAAGTATTGCCATGTTACCATAGTAACCTGAGTAACTAGCCTGCAAGGTTAGTACTGGATTATCATTAGTTTCGATTGTACTTGAATAATAAGTTTGGGCATTGCTATTTGAATTAGCATTAGGATGTATATTAGGGAAAGGTTGTCCTGTTGGAATAGAAACTTCATAGCTTGGAACAAAGTTAGGTAACACTGAGTTAACAATTTGAATGTCTCCCCTTGCTCCTGCATTTGAATCAACAAACACGGGGAAGTCAAAATCACCTACTGGAATCTCCAGTGAGTAATAACATTGCTGTGCAACAATGTCTTCCAAATCAGCAGGATTAAGAATCAATGCGGCTATGCCTGTTGCGGCTAGTTGCAATGTTAATGCTTTCTGAATTAATAGTTCATTACCTTGATAGTTTAAGATCCTGCAAGTAATAGTCTTGCCTGTGATATCCACTGGTTTTTGTTCCTGATTTAAGAACTGGAATTGAATTTGATTGTCAACCCCTTTATGTAATGTTAGAGGTTTTGCGTATACAGGCATATATCTCCTTGGGGAATTCCCGGTTAGTAAAATTACAATCTGGCGCTGAGTGTAGTAAAAGACGGCAGTTGAGTACAAAATTGATGCTCCTGATATTATATTTATTTATTTGGAAAAACATTTCGATAAATACTTCGGCACAAAAAACAACAATGATTCATAACGAATTTTTTAAGAAACTTAGCGAAAATCACCCCTTTATCACTGTTTGCTCCTATGCAGGTCAAGACTACGTAGGAATTATACAGAACCGTGATGATATTGTCACCACAATTTATGATTATGGCTCTATAATAGAGCCAATAGTAAAAGAAAAGTTTTTAGAATTAGGTGATATATGGTGGTGGGAATCTAACAGATTAGTCCCGATAAACCTATTCCTGAAAGAAGAATGGTCTATTTTTAAACCATATTTAAGGACTTTTAGTAACAAGAGTTTAGTTGTTGTCCATGGACCTGTATGTAGTATCAATGAACTTACAAAACGT